ATCCGTCAAATGTGTTCGGTACGCCAATTTGTAAAGATGGTTGCCATAGGTACTGACCGTTTGAATCTTTAAGTTTGCGGATTGCTTTCTCTACTGATGAGTTCATCATAAGCTTAGCGTTTGCACGATATGGAGCTTTTACAGAGTAAATCAAGTCGATAACCTCATCGAGTGTAACTGATGCAGCTGCAACTGTCGTAACGCCTAAGGTGGAAGCTGTAACAATCCCCTGTGCTTGACCAACTCCTGTTCCTGTCGTGAAATAACCCTCTTCAGCATCTGCGATACCCTCGACTGATAGTTTCGTAATATAAGCTTGAACATTCGTGAACGCATCTTGTAGCAACTCATCGCTAGCTTTGATGATACCACCAATTTTGAACGCACCTAAAACAGCTTGTGCAAAACTTACATCTGTTTGAGGATATGCTCCGTTTTCTCCGATAATAGCAAATGTAGGACGACCATTTCCAAGAGGGATGTTTGTTGTAGATACAGTTCTAACAACCGTTGAGTTTTGACGCATAACTGATACTTCTTGCAGCTTGTCAATTATGTTAGTCATAAATACTTCAGGAACTAAATACCCACCCTCTGAGCCAACTAATGTGTTAAGAATTGCTCTTGTTTTTGTATCAACATTAACCGCTGGATTTCGTAAGTAAGTAGCAAACGCATCTGTTAATCTAAACTCTTCATCATTTACAATAACACGAGCCTTTGGAGCTTCTACCATTGGGATATCATCTACACGCTTGCTAGCTTCTTCCATCGCCATTAAGTTTGTTTCTCTTGCGATTTCCGCATCAAGTGTTCTAACTTCCGCTTCGTGTGCTTCATATTCTGCAGCATTAAAAGTTTCTGCATCATTCAAGGCTCTCATGGCAGCTATAACAGCTACTTTGCGAGCTTTCAATTTGTTTAATTTTTCCATTTCTTTTCCTTTGTTTGGTTTTTGTTTATGCCATTTCTAGCAAGTCAATTTCTCGTTTGCGCTTCTCTTTTAAAATGCTTTTAGATTCAGTTTCTTCATTGTGCGTAACCTCCTCTTTAAGATTTTCCTTGCTTCTCCCGATAGTTGCATTTTTGTCGAAGCCTTTCCATACTGCGGATAGCTCGAGTATGTCAAATCGTGTGACTAAGACCTCTGTTGGTTGTTTCTCTCGTTTTGTTTCTACTACCTCTTGTATGGAGTATCCGATTGAAACATCGCTCAAAATGCCCTCTTTGAATTTGCGATAAACGGTATCGCTTTCCGCATCTGAGCCGAAAACCACATCACACTTAACTTCGCCATTTTCGATGCGAGTGTTTTCTATTTTGCCAATTGCAGTGTCTACGCTTAGATGGTGGTCTTTAAAGAATGTTCTCAGTGTGTCAAAAGTTGCACCCATAACATCTAGTCGCTCTTCATATACCTCATTTTCCCACCAGTCGTATCTAAGCCCTGCGTTGTCTCTCGAAACGATAATGAAAGGTATCATTCTCTTTGTGTCATCAATAAGCGAGACATCTGCCCTTGCTCTATTGTGGACTGTGCCTAAGTCTTTAAATCGTGTTTGGAGTTTTGACATTTCCTATTCCCTTTTCTATGGTTTCTAAAGTTGCATAAGATGTTTGCATCATTAACTTATCGCCTGATTCGTTAATAGACAGATTCTCTTTTAGTCTTGCTTCATTTGGCGTGAGAACACTTCCCTTAACACCTATATCGTAGCCTTTCATTCGTGACTCAAAATCGCCTCTCATCAGTGCATCAAAGTTAAATTCCGAGTAGTATTCAAGTCGCTCTGACTCACTTAGCAGTTGTGTCTGAATAGAGCTTTCAATCTTGACGGCTAAAGGCATCAGACAATATTTTACATGCTCAATCCCTAAGTGTTCAATGTTTGAGAAGGTAGCTTTCTCAAGGTCGTTAATCAAGTGCGGAGACACTCTAAAGATTGAAGCGATATCGCTCTTTTGGTATCTTCTTGTCTCTAAAAATTGACTATCGTTGTTTGATATAGTGATTGGCTGCCACTTGAACCCATCTTCTAAAATGATTGGCTTTTTGGAGTTCGCCAACCCGCTATACTTCTCTCCAAATTGTTGCCTTAGTCTCTCTTGACCCTCTGCAGTTAATGTTTTTTCAGTTGATAAAATTCCGCTCCCATTTGCACCATTAGCAAAGAATGAACTTCCAAACTTTTCAGTCTGAATTGCTAATCCGATACTTATTGCATTTTGAGTAATAGGGGTTACTCCAATAATACCATTTGCGCTCGGGAGTCCTACAATTCTCAAAATATCTTCATTTTTAAATGCTCTTTGCGTGCCTTGTTCTGTTGTATATTTGTATTGAATTGTCGGGATGTTGTTTTTGCTGATAGATAATTCGATAAACATATTATCGTGGATGAGTGGGTATAACGCTACTATCCTACCGCCATTATCTCTAACTATCTGAGAGTAATGCGTGCCTCTAAGCTCTATGTCTTGCACGATTAGCTCACGCCATACAGTAGAAGTCATAAGAGGGTTTGCTTGTTGATTTAGGATTTTAAAAAGTGGATGCTTTACCGCTTTTTCTCTACCGTTTGCAGTCTTTTTAAAAAGATTAAATGGCACAGAGCTAATCCCTTGAGCTTTTACATTTACACACGCATAAACGGTTGTGTGCTTCATCGCTGTATCGGAATTTACTTTTACATCTGCACCGTTCACACCAAAGATAGACAATGCCTTTTGGCTTGAGAGCGTTTGTGTAACTTCTCTTTTTTCAAGCAAGTTACTAAACATTGTTTATCTTCTTTGGGAAAATTTGTTTAGTTATGAAGTATAAAGCCATTAGTGGTATTGTAATAAATGTTAGCGAGAATGAATATATACCAACGATAGTGTTGGCAATATATACACCATATGAAGATGCGCTAAAACATACCAGCGCAATTAAGAAGTAATAAATTGTAGCTTTTATTTCTTGTGTCATTTGGTTGTTCCGTCACTAAAGGGTAGAGTGTTTGAATCCTCTTTGCGATATTATACCATAATTATTTTATTTTCTCTTGTGTGATTTGTAAGAGAAAAGCCAACCGTTTCATAAATTACTCCCTTGAATAAACATATCATCTAATTGTTCATCAGTCAATCCAAGTTGAGTAGCCATATCTATTAAGATTGGATTATCTCTTTTATAATCTAAGCTATACTCCCACCAGATTTGCATAGCCTTGTCTGTTGCGAGAAGCGCCTCTACCTCATCCAGTAAGCCATACTGAAGCAGTATCAGCCTTGCTTGCCTAGGACTCAATGTATCTACATTAAATAACTTTTCAGCTATGTCAAAAGGTACATTGTCTTTTGTTAGCTCAACTCCGTTATCTATTGCTTGAACAAGCACATTTATAAGCTCTATATCCGCTTCTTTTGCTGTAAGCAACATTTCTTTTAGTTTATTTTTCATATTATGCTCCTGTTGGTCTATCTATAATCATATATTCAAACAAACCACTACTTTTTCTTGTACTAATCATAAGTCTATTATTTGGAAGCTCATTCAACTTCATATAGCTTTGACCTGTAAATGTATAAGGAAGGGTTTCGTAGTTTTTTGTCCATTTATATGTTGTTGGATTTATTGTCCACTTTTGAATAACTATTGTGCTTGCCCCTGTGCTGTTTAACATAAGCCAACTATCTGTTCCATCTGGAACTATGCAAGCAGGGAAAAATTGTGCATCGGCAGTAGGTAGTGGTATAACAGCTCCAGCTAAAGAAGTTACATCGGTTCTTGAGTTATAAGCAGTATATAAATAAGTCTTACTGCCGTGATACACAAGAACTTTTCCGTTGCTTAGCTCAACACCAAAAAAACTACTTGAACTATATTCTCCACCCCAGTCTTTGCTGGAGTTATAATCCTGTGAACTATTTGCGTTTGCTGCAAAGACTCTTGCATTGACATAGTTGCTAGCATCTCTCCAGTGGCTTACACCACAAATCGCAGTATTAGAGCTATTGCTTCCTGCTCTTCTTATCAAATTCATAACAGGGCTTGTTGAGGTGTTTGCACTTGGGTTTTGCACGCTTACAGATGGACTTGCAGGGTTAGAGAAATCGCAAAAGTGTATTCTTGTTTTACTGTCAACACTAGAATAGCCCGCGTTCACTCCTCTAAATCCGCTACCATCAGAATCTGGAACGCCAAAGAACATGCCGTTATGGTCGTGGATTCCATCCGTAGTGCTTGTGCCACTATTCCAAAACTCGCCAGCTGTATTATTAGCCATCAATCTTCCACGCCCCCACCCCACAATATGAGATGTACAGCCAGTCCAAGGAATATGTCCACTATAATGGAACGCTCCACTTTTGTTATCTGTTAATACTGAATAAGTAGAAAAGTCACTAACAGAACTACTTGTAAACATAACAGTAGGTGTTCCAACAGTGATAGTATTGTCGTTGTTTACCTGAAATGGTAGTATTGTCCCACCGCTTGTAGCATCACCTGTAGCTTTTGCACCACCTTGAATAAGAGCAAACTGTGCAACGCCGTTAGCCACATCATCTGTTCTTTGTATCAAATGCCCATAGGTGCTTGTGTTTGTGCTATTCCAGTTTATATTTTGTGTTGTAAAATAATTTGACAACTGAATAAGTCCTTCAGCAAGTTTTGATGGGAACTCAAAATTGCTTTCGATAACTATGTCGCCAACACCAACTAATGATTCTCCGTTTATTGTTTTTACATTTTCTGTCAATACTGTAGTAGCTGTTGATTGAATTTCAGCAATAGCATTTGTTTTTGCTAAATCAATGTCTGAAATAGACCCATCTTTAGCACCTTGTATAATTGCCAATCCGCTAACAACCATACCGCTTGATATATCAACCG